GTGTAACTTTTCCATCGGATGCGATGGTTATAGCATCAGTATCAGAAGCACTACCAATTGTTTTCCCGTCGCCAATAACTAGATCGTCAGCTATCGTTAACAACCCTGCGGAACTTAGCGACATTTTTTCAGCAGCAGCCTCAGAACTAGCCGTTTTGAAACTTAGTTTAGTTGCATTGCTACTGCTACTGAAGTCGCCCTCGGATACAGCCTCAATTCCTGCTGCAACCAACAATGCGTCGGTGCCTGTGCCCTCGTCAGGAGCCTGAAAATTTATTACTCCCAACTTATCATCAGCAGCAATATCAGTATCGCCAGTTTGTAATAATAATGTTGCCGGACTAGAACTCGTGGCTGGGTTTTTAATTGTTAACTTGGTAGCAATGTTCAAATCAACTAATAAATCGTAAACAGCACCACTAGACCCAGCACCGTCTGTGGCAACCATTTTCACGTCGCCATTAGGAATAGTAATAGTAGCACCTGAGCCTTGTTTAATTGTTATAGCTTTACCGCCTGTGGTGGCGTTTTCTATAATCCAAACTTTAGATAATGTGTTTGGAGCAAGGGTCACTTCTCTATCTGCACTAAGTGAAGTAGAAGTAATTTTCAAATATAAAGATCTTGCCTCATCTGTTGCACCATCAGCTACTGTAATAGTAGTATTAGCATCACTGCCCAAGTTTTCGGTGCCATAGCTAAACGCTTCAGCAATCAGCTCTAGGTTAGTATTGGTGACATTTCCCCATGTACCAGAGGCATCACCTGTTGCCATCTCATTGAGTCGTAAATCATTTACATAACTACTAGCCATAACTAAACTCCTAGTCTATCCTAATTATTGCATTTGTTCCTGCTGCTGGAAATACAATTTTGAATGTCCCACTAGAAACTGTAAAGTCACCACCAAAATCTAAAACAGCTATTGCTTTATCTCCATTAGTGTCATTATAAATCAATGCACCTCGTGCAGTAAAACTAGCTGAAGTCCATGTTGGATCATCAGCATCAAAAAAAGCTGTAGTGCCAGAGGTTGAAACCGTAGTGCTAGTCAAAGCAACTCCCCCAGCAGTATAACCACTACCACTAACTTCGTTGCTTGTTGAATAAGCTGTGGTACTAGCACCAAGACTCGCACTGCTAGTAAACAACGCCACTTTAATTGTATCTGATGCAAGGTCATGCTGTTCGTCTAAAATTTCTGATTTAAACGAAGTGCACATTGCTTGTGTAATTGCCATTAAATCCCTCCGCTGTATTCTGCCGTGTAATCACGAGCCATTTCTTGTTGAAACAATTGTATTGCCTCGTCAAACTGTCCTTTATATAATTTTAGCGTTTCTCCAGCTTTAAGAAAAGCTGAAGTTTCATATAAAGCACCAGAGAGTAGTACATTCTCTGCATTATCTCCTATCCAAGTGTTAGTATTTGATGAAGATAAACCTGTTTCTGGTGATATGAAGTCTACCTGATAAGAAAGAGTAGCACTAGGAGTTGGAGCTAAAGTTATTACTGTGCCTGAAGTTGTAGCATTTTTAGTGCTGTACATTATTGGTGTACCTGTTGTTGCTGAGTTTTTCCAGTAATCTCTTAAATAGGAATCTATTCTATGATCTAAATAATTAACATTACTACTAGAGTCTGTTAAAGAAACCTGACGTATCATCCTAGCATTAGCAACAGTGTATTCCGAAGTTCCTACAACAAATGTTCCTGTGACTGAGTTTCTGAAACAAGGTAAGCTCGGCAACTTTTGGAAAATCATTTCTTCAGTCTGAGCAATTATTACATTAATAGAGTCTGATAGCTCAGTTGAATCGTCCTCTATAAAATTTTTAATATTAGCAACCAATTCTGTATAATTCATATTAACGTCCCCAAGTTCCAGAACCCCAAGTGTCTTCACCCCAAGCTCTGTTTGTTTCTATCGAAACGCTGCCAACCGCACCTGTACCAGCAACTCCTGTTTCAGTGATAGATGCTTCTGGAACTTCTGTTCCAACCGCACCTGTAGCAGCAACTCCCACCTCTGTAATTGAGGTTTCAAATGTTTCTGTCCCTATTGCTCCCGCACCAGAAACTCCTGTTTCAGTTATAGATGCCTCTGGGACTTCTGTTCCTACTGCACCTGTACCAGCCAGCCCTGTTTCAGTGATAGATGCCTCTAGTGCTTCTGTTCCCACTGCACCTGTAGCAGCAACTCCTGTTTCAGTGATAGATGTTTCAAGTACTTCTGTTCCCACTGCACCTGTACCAGCCAGCCCTGTTTCAGTTATAGATGCCTCTGGTGTTTCTGTTCCTATTGCTCCAGTGCCTGCAACTCCACTTGGCTCTGTGTCCGTAGATATAAGCAGATCTGTTCTAGGGTCAAAACCAACCCCACCCACAGCATTTACTCCTACTCCTGGACGCAGTCTAGGGTCAGTAAATATATCTCCATAATTATAACCTACAAAAAAACTTACATCATCAGGATCAGAACTCGGTCTAGGCTTAAAGAGTGATGTTGCATCAATTACATTCCTAGGAGGTCTTAGTTGAGGGTGCTTTTTATCATACTCCTCTGGCTCAACTCTTAAACCTTTCCAAGTAGTCTTCAACGATTTATACGGCACTTTAAATCCACTAATATCGCTCATAGCGACTGATTTTTTGCCTTTTGCGTATTTAACCACTTAGCTCACCGATATTGTAAAATTTCCTATTGTGCCTTTTGCAGCAATGCCGACATTTATTTTATTTCTATCTTGTGTTAAAGAATAATTGTAGCCTACAAAAAAAGCAACCTCTTCCTGATCTGCATCTGCTCTAGGTTTAAAAAGTGCAACAGCATCTATTATATTTTTCCTAGGAGTTAACTGAGGTTGTTTGTGATCGTACTCTTCTGGTTCAACTTTCAGCCCATCCCAAGTAGTTTTTAGTTTCCTATACGGAACTTCAAAACCTGTGATATCACTAATTGCTACTGATTTTTTGCCTTTTGCTCGCCTAAGCATACTATGATAAATTTAACCCTGTTGGACGAATCCTCATACTAACACCATCATTGTCTGTAGAGGCTGCAAATTCAAAAGCCCTTTCATAAACTTGGTTAAGAATATCAAATTTTTCTGGTTGATACTTCATAGCTAATTTACTTGCTAGTCCTGCACAAATACAATCCGACCACCTATAGGGCACATCTGCATCTTGATTAGACTCTGTGATATCTTCTAATTGGTTTATTGACCAATAAACTAAACTATAAGAAGTGTCTTCAGGAACTTGCCATATGTAAATTACAGGTGTGTACTGTTTATCAATCATATACTGACTAGGCTTACCAGAAGAGCTTTTATTAGGCAGTTGATTATAGTCTGCTATGCTAATTCTTTCTACAGAAGTATCTGTTGTTGTGCTACCAACCGTTTCTCTCACCACAACATCAATTAAATCTATTGTACCAACAGGCAAAGTATAATTTTTCGTGTCTGCTGCAAGGCTAAGAGTATTATTCTGAACAGCCCAATAGTTTATACCTCTATTGGACCATTCGGAAAAAAGCATGTTTAAACTGCGTCGAGCTGATTCAGCATGATAACCTGTGCGAGTTTG